CATTTACAAATTCAGCTTCCATAAATTAGAACGTGCCTCCGTCAAGTGTTCCGTATACTACCGATGTTCCGTTTGATTGCAGAACCTTACCATTTGTATTAGCTACAAGAACAGTAGCTGCTCCAGTTCCGTTACCTACAAGAATTGCACCGGTTGTGATGGTTGATAGACCAAGTCCACCAGAAGCAACACCAAGTGGTGTTGAGAGGGTAAGAGTATTCGCAGTGATGCTTACATTGACTGTTGAGTTGGCAGTAATAGCAACGTGAGTTGCGTTCGAAATCAAACCGCCTGAAGTCAGGAATGCCTGTAATGTAGCAGTCGTATAACCAACTGCGGCAGTATCTACGGTCGTTGTAGGTTCTGTATTCGAACCAGCAAAAAGCTTATAGACGCCATCTGTGGCATCACGGAAAAGACCAGTGAATTTAGCTCCACTCGAACCGTATTGACCATAAAGACCAATATCAAGAACGTCGGTTGTTGCGTTTCCGTTTGCAAGCTCGATCAGCGAATCTTGGACTGTCAGGTTGGTAGTATCGATTGTCGAAAGCGTACCGAGAACAGTCAGATTTCCTGAAAGAGAAAGATCTGTAATCGAGAGTGCACTGTTAACATGTAAACCAGCAGAGTTGACTGTGAGTGTCGATCCAGTTGTAAGGCCAACCGCATCTGCAGTGACATTAATACCGTTAGCAGCACCAACATGAACACCTGTCGAGTTAGATACAAGACCAGCACCACCTACTACATTGATACCAGCCGCATCAACAGAAATACCATTCGCAGCTTTTGCAAAGACACCAGATGTATTCGATACAATACCATTGTTTGCTACAACAGCGATTGTTGCCGCGCCACCTTCAGAAGAAGATGATCCAGAAATACCGTCGCCAGCTGTAATAGTCGCAACATAGTTGCCCGATGTACCCGAACCAAGAGCAACGTCGCCTGTCAGTTGCGATGTAGCAATCGAAAGGTTGGCTGTATTAACATGCAGACCAGTAGCGTTGCTTACAAGAGTAGCACCGGCTTGAACGAATACGCCAGTCGCATTGGATACAAGACCGCCATTTGTACCAGCAAGAACATTTACGCCATCTGCAGTAACCGAGATACCGTTAGCGCCGTCAACCGCAATCGCGTCTGCAGTAACTGTAATACCGTTACCTGCACCAATGTCAAGAGTGACAGCACCTGATGTACCACCGCCTGTAAGACCAGAACCAGCAGTAACTGCTGTGATATCAGCATCAGTTGGTGTTACCCAGTATACCGATGTTCCGTTCGATGCAAGAACTTGTCCTGCAGTACCAGTCGTACCATTCGCTGTAAGCGAGCTATTTGCAACAATGCCGCCGTTGAATGTGACTACGTTGGCAAAACTGTGTGTGTTTGTCCAAGCGTAGGTCGCAGCAGCATTGGTAGATACTGCACCGGCCGCTTGCCAGAAAACATTACCGCCAGCATCGGTTGCCAGCATATAGCCAGCACCAGGCGATGATGTACCGTTTGCAGTAATCGACTGAACGGTAAGGTTTGCAGTTTTCACCGCATCGAGGTAACCAGTACCATTCGCAACGAGTGCTTGGTTGGCAGTCAATATGCCGGGATTAAACTTACCTGCAATGGTGATTGACGCACCATTCGAACCAATAAAGAGGTGATCTCCATTGGCTGTAAATGCTAATTCACCGTTAGCTAATACTGGTGCATCAGCTGTCGTTAACGACCTTTTAATTTGAATTAAGTTACCGGTATCTACGGCCATGTTTTTATTCCTTTTAGGTTAAAATGATCCGCCGTCGAGATCTACTGCTAGATCTGCGAATGACAGTTGTCTCACCTCATATTTATCATTTTGAGAATTGTAGATTAATGTAGCGCCATTGGCGGCTTCAACGACGCTGACGTCGAGTATGTTTTCAATACTTCTTATTTCCTGAATTTGATTCTTCAGAGTAATAGGTCCAGTAGATGATAATCTGCCGTTGTTATTTGTAATTGTAGCGACTAAACGAGATGCACCTGCCATTATCTTGTAACTCCTGGTGTAACTGTGACGATACCTTCAACAAGACGAGAAACTGTTCCGCTGCCATCAGTCAACTCACAGTCATATACGTATCTTCCGGCTGTAAGGCCATTTGTGGTATTTGCCGACATCGAAAGAGCAACGACACCAGTCACAGCAGTAATAGAAACTGTAAATGCGGTTTGAGCAGAAGAAGTATAGTGCTTACGCATCTGTGCTGCACCTGTAAATCCTGTCAGATTTACGATGTTACCATTTTCATCAGTCACATCAATAGACGTAGCAAATGAAGTGCCTTGATCTATTACTATATTTGCTTTCAGCGCCATTTATTCTTCTACCGTGTTATGAAAAACTATCTGATGTTAAATCTATAAACCAATATTTAGTTGTTGCGCCATTAGATGCCGACACATTAAATTGTTGATTATTATAACCGCCTGTATATGCTGCAAAAAATGTAATTGATGAACCGCTGCCTCCGCTTCCGAAGCTAGCATATCCATTAAATCCGTCTCCTCCGGTATAAGTCCAAACTACACTTGAAGAAGCACTAATAGTAACTGTCGCTTGAGTGCTATACTGATTATCAGAAAGATAGGTCGGTGATCCGCTTGTTCCGCCGTCAGGAGAAAAAGTGACCAACGGTATATCTTGATAAGGACGAATTCCTACATATTGCCACGAAGATCCATTCCACATTTTAACAGCGCCAAAATCTTGGCTCCCGACCCATGATGAGCCGTTCCAATATTTAACTGCTTGGGCGGTCGAAAAAGCTAGAGGCACTTATTATGCTCCCGGCGCAGTTGGCCAAATGACATCTGCGGCATTTGTATAAGTCTGAGTAAGATCTCTTAATGCTTGACGATACGTAGCCCAAGCGGTTTTATCTCCAGGCCAATCTGCCATTTGAGTATAGTCAGATGAAGTCAAAAGATTATTTCTTCTCGACCTAATTTGTTCCCAAGTAATTACCACAACACGATCTTGCAAAACAAGATTGCCTTCAGACAAAACCAATTCTTTATTTTGCATATTCATACCATGGAGAAACTGCTGGTGTTGCTCTGCGGTAATTTCAATAATATCTTGAGGCAATGACGGATACCCAAAATCAGTATCGTAAAAACCTTTTGTTGTTGGGCTGTAGTAAATTGTCATTTTATTAATATCCCATTGCTAACCAGTAACCAGTGTGAGAAGTTTCATCTCCGTTAAACCAACTGAAACCAGTTGTTGATACACTATAAATGGTTGCGCCTTTAGAAGCCTGTCCAAATACACCCAGATCTCCTACTCCATTCATCACTGCTCGACCGACTGTAGTAAATGATGTTGGGAACGTTCCAGATCCTGTAGTATTCGGAGTAACAGTTACTGTTCCCCACTGAATAATTGCTCCGTTTGGCAACTTAGTCCAGCCATTTGATGACAGACTTTGTGTATATCCCGTAGTTCCTGCCGTATCGATCCAGATATCACCAGCAGCAGAAGCAGTAGGTGTAGAACCTGTTACGAAAACTTGACCACCACTTGTAAATCCAGCTGTAACGTGTCTGAGAATAGGAGCTACGGCACCAGATGCACTTCCTTGTGCACCTTGTGGTCCTTGAGCACCCGTTGAACCTGCCGCGCCTTGAGCACCAGTTGCACCTTGTGCTCCGTTTATTCCAGTTGGTCCTTGCGAACCAGTTGCACCTTGAGCGCCTTGTAATCCTTGAGCACCTTGAGGACCAGCAACTGAAGATGCTGCACCTTGTGCACCTGTAAGACCTTGCGGACCAGTTGGTCCTTGTGGTCCTTGAGCTCCAGTAGCGCCTTGAGGACCGGCAACGGTTGAAGCAGCACCTTGTGCACCAGTTGTTCCTTGTGGTCCTTGTGGTCCTTGAATACCTTGTGCACCTTGTGGTCCCGTCGGTCCTTGAACCGAAGGTCCTTGTGGTCCTTGAGAACCAGTTGTTCCCTGTGGACCCTGGGAACCAGTTATTCCTTGCGCGCCTTGTGGACCAGGAACTGTCGAAGCTGCGCCTTGAGCACCAGTTGGTCCTTGCGAACCAGTTGCACCTTGAGAGCCTTGAGCACCAGTTGCGCCTTGCGCACCTTGAGGTCCAGCAAGTTGCGTCCACACCAAGTTAGCTGTCGCTCCACTTGATGCAAGAACGAAACCTGTTGTTCCAGCAGATTGTGTAGGTAGAAGGTTATTGATCGATCCGCCTGTACCGCCTCGAGATGTAGGAAGTGTACCGACAGTAATAGCAGATGCATCAACAAATACGCCTGCTGCGTTCACAGTTAAACCAGCATTCGCTACGAAACTAATCGTCGGATTTCCAGAAACCCCGTCGCCGTTTGTTACGCTAATGCCGTTCGTAGAAGCAATCGATACCGTATTACCTGTTCCTGTACCAGTTCTGACTACGATACCATTCGCCGAGATATTATATACGGTGTTAGCATTGCTTGCTGTACCAGTATAAAGTGACGAGTTAACGCCTGCTCCACTTGGAAAGTTAACAGTATTCGTAACGGTGATATTGTTTGCAAAGACATCGAATCTTGCCGTGGTAGTACCGAGTGCGCCGCCGTTTGCATCTGGTCGTAGTGTTCCATAAGATGTCGTATTAAATACGAAAGCATTGAAACGGTTTGAAGTATTACCGAGTGGCTGCTGATCTGCAATCAGAAGAACCCCGCCTTGACCGATGGTAACGTTGGCGTATACAAGAGAACCATTTACTACAAGGTTACCAGATACAACAAACAAGTCGTTTTTAAAGTGCGCGTTGGCTTCTACGTCGACACGATCATAGAAGATCGCGTTGCCAGAAGCAACTAGACCGTTATCAACCTTAAATCTATTATTTGCGCCTGACATATATTACCTTACTTAATGAATTGAGCAACAACTTTTGCAGCAGTGCTAGATCTTGTTTGATTGACATATACTCTTACGTTTGCAGTAGCCACGTTAGCAGAGAAAGTACCAAGTAAGCTGACTCCGGAATTAGCTGCAACCGGCGAAGAAACTGTGCCGTATGTTGTAAGCTGCGCAGTCGAATTATCATGAGCAAGTAGTACTTCAGAGATCTGTGTATTACCGGCATTTTTCAATTGAATTAAAAGTTTAGCTGTGCTATAGTCTGCCTTTGGATATTCGAAGACAAGAAGATCTGAACCAGTCGTAGCTCCAAGATTTCCGTTTGCAAAGATATCAACTACGTGCTCAGTCTTGAAAGTCACGATATTTGCATGTGTAGCAGGACCAGTCACTGCGAGCGTATTCGCTAGAGTAGTTGCTCCTGTTACTCCAAGAGTACTCGAAAGCGTTGTAGCTCCAGTTACAGTGAGTGTATTCGAAAGATTTGTATTTCCTGTAACCGTCAGCGTATTTGCAAGAGCAACGTTCGAACTGACTGTCGCAGCACCTACAACAACAAGATGGCTTGTCGGCGTAATGGTAAGATTCGCAGATGCAGTGATCGATCCATTACCAACTACTGTGTTAAACGTCGCGTTTCCGACAAGAACCGTAGTAGCATTTGCAAAGACATTCGCGCCGACTGCGACAACTGTTTGGTTGGCAGCGACAATACCAGCAAAGAATCCTGTCGGCGTAACGTTAGATGTCGACGTCGAATTGACAATGCTAACAATTCGAGTATTCGCTAAAACGGTATTACTACCTTCTGCGGTGAAGAATCGAAGCGATGTTAACTCAGAAGCGTTAAGCGTATTACCTACAAATACTCCGCTACTATTCGCTACAACGTTACCAATCGCACTTGTTCCAGTGATTTGAACTGTACCACCATTTGTGGCATTTGCCGTCACATTGGCGCCGAGCGAAATCTGAATAGTATTGGCAGTAAAGATGCCAGTTTTGAATGCATTCGGTTCAATGTTTGCAGTGGCACTCGAGTTAGCGATGCTAATGATTCGAGTATTTGCAAGAGTGGTATTCGAACCTTCAGACGCAAGGAAACGAACTGATGTGACTTGCGAAGAATTTAAAGTATTACCTACGTGTAGACCGCTGCTATTTGCGACAGTATTACCGACCGTGCCAGTTCCTGTTACTTGGATCGTACCACCGTTGGTAGCATTCGCAGTCACATTAGCACCAAGTGAAACTTGAATGGTGTTGGCTGTAAAGATGCCTGTCTTGAAACTGATAGGATCAATATTTGCAGATGATGTTGTATTGGCAATGCTGATGATCTGATTGTTTGCGAGCACGGTATTGCTACCTTCTGCTGCAAAGAATCGAACGCTCGTCATCTGGCTATTCGTAACAGTGTTGCCTACATATAGACCGCTGCTATTTGATACACTATTACCGACTGCACCTGATCCTGTGACTTGGATCGTACCACCATTTGTGGCATTGGCAGTAACGTTGGCACCTAATGTAATCTGAATCGTGTTCGCTACAAACAATCCAGTGCTAAAGCTGATTGGATTCATCGTAGCAGTATTAGTGCTATTCGCGGCAACAACTGCGAATGCAGTTGCTGTTGTATTCGTGGTCGAGTTCGACTGAATCGTCAGCTTCGTCGTGTTAGCGACAAGATTTGCACCAGTCAAACCAGCATGTAGACCGTACTGCCACATGAATGTGTTCGAAGAACCGTTGGCAACTTCGAGACGAATCTCGGTCGAGTTAACATTGCTCAGAACAGTGTTCGTGCTGATCATCAGATTGGCAAACGAACCGTTAACGTTTCCGCCCTTCATCCAGTTTGTTACGACGAGATTGTTAGCGCCAAATGTTCCGTATAGCTGAGCTGTTCTTGGAAACGCGGTGTTACCCGTGTTTGCATACGTACTGTTTGCAGTAATGATTTCTGTCGAGAGCGCGTTGAGAAGTTCATTGGTCTCGAGGAGCCAAATCTCAAACGAGTCGGTAATTACATCAACATTAGCTACTGGTCTTGACATTAATTTCTTCCATTCACTACTTGTAAGAGTAGAGTTTTAATTTCTTTGAGATCGTCTTCGACTGCACTTATTCTATTTGACAGATCTTTGCTATTCTTCGCTTTCGATCTCTCTGCTACAAACTTTGCATAAGATGCATCGTCTGTATTTATGAAAGCTCCAGTAGAAGTATCTTTCATGAATCCATCAGTTTCAGTCTTGACTAACATTATGCGGAAACTCCGATAACCTGAATAGCCTCTACCTTTGGAACAATATGAGATTGCTCTGCAAGAAGAACGATCTTGATTTGCATCGATGTATAGCGATCAAACTCAACGTATTCTGAGTTGACATATCTTACAGTGTTATCATTTTCAACGTTATTCCATGCGACATTTCTGTACTTTAGTTTATCGATAACAATATCTGATCTTGTAACTCCGGCCGACACGAGACTTGAAGTTGTAATGTTTCGATATGTGCTGATCGCAGTAGTATTTGCTGCCGAGACTACGAACACTTCATGATTACCAAAGTCTTGATCTTTGATTCGAATCAAGTCGCCAGCAGTAACTGTCGCAGAATGATTGTTCGTTGTAGTAATGGTATTCGAACCGTAAGTAATTGCTCCAGTTCCTGGAAGAGCGACTTGAAGTTCAGGAGCAGTATCAAATCCATATGTAAATTCGTACATATCATTTGGATCTGTCGAGCTAAAGCGATCGATATTATCTTTCAGTACAAGCGGAGTCCATGCTTTACTTTGGAATGATTCTCTGTCTGCCGCGTTATGCACTTTGGCATAGACTTTGATTTCTGTTCCGGCTGGGCGATATCCTGTCAGATATACTACGATATCTTCTGCATACTTGTCTTGAGCAAATCTAATAACTTTTGAAAGATACTTTGATTTAGCAAGGCCGTTTGCACCAGTTTCTGTATCATAACTAGCAATGCTACTAAGTCCTACTGTTCTTGTTTCTGTGTAAACGTTGTTGATGTCGTTTTGATAGAAGTAGAAGTCAAGTTCGCGAGTCGTTGCATAAGGAACACTGAAGCGGTCGATTTCGGCACTGCTTACAGCAATATTCAGATTCGCGACAACTGATTTTCTTCTGTCTCCAAAAAGATTCGAGCTCTTTGAGGTATCAACTTCGACTGAGCGAGATAAGATATATCCTGTCGCCGACGTATCATTCATTTGAAGAAGATTGATGTTTGTTGATGTAGAAGACAACTGATTCGCAGAGTTAGCAATCTTATAGTTAAGAGTAAATGTAGATCCAGAAGGATTGCCGATTAAGAATGAAGGCTTAAAGTTATCAACAGGATAGCTATCGATAGAAGCGATATTTGCAGTTGCTCCTGATCTTTCTCCTATAATTCTACCGCCACTCACCGCAAATTTGTTTGTAGCATTTGCTGAAGAGTCTGCCAAAATCAACTTATACTTTGGATAATCTATGTTATAAGCTAAACCTACGGGTGGAACTTTATAACCGATTCCAGAAGCAGAGAAAGCTGGCAAGCTTTCAATTGTCATATGCGTGGCATTCGTGATAGCATTGACAGATAGAATCTGTTTCGCTCCGCCGCTTTGAACTAAAATTTTAGCTCCGCCAAAAAGATTAGTAAATGTGGTTGCAATACCAACTACGTTTAAACTGTTCGTAGAAACTGTGACAGTGCCACTGGCATTCGCGATGTCTTGGTAGATGTATTCTCCACCGATAAAAGCACCAGTGTTAGTATTGTCGATCGTAAAGAATTCATAATCTTTATTTACAAGACTGATTGTAATGTTATTGGCAGTGTATCTGGCCACCTTGACTTTAAACTTGAGATCTCTGTCGCTCAGTGAACGATGAGCAGAAGTGTTCGTAGGGACATATAGCTTGCCGCCGTGTGTTCCTCTTGAACCTACAGACAACGTATTAGTAATCTGGCCGTCAGTTACAAGTCTGTCGCCGAGTACGTTTTGCCATACATCAAATCCTGGATCATTAAATTTAAGAACTAATCCGTAATGTTTTCCAGTGGCCAAACGAACAGGATCTTTAAATCCGATTACTGTTGCCGCAGAAGCATCTTGAGAAGTATTAATCAAATCATACTGAATAAGAGTCATGGAGTTGCGAAGCTGACGAGTCTCAAAAGGAGAATCGTTTTCTACTTCGCAAATCCAAGCGTTTACTGTAGGAGCCACTGCACCTGAAACGGTGGCTCCACGCACAGGCTTAGCTTTAAAGAATACGTCGATGGATGTGAGCATGACTTCAGGAGCGTTAGCCACTGTTTGCGGATTCACGTAAAAGGTTTGAATATAGTTAAAGCCAGACATGCATTTCCTCTTTTATTTTTATTATTTATCTACCACTCTGTTGATCTTATGGTATATTGAAATTTATCTGCGATTCAAAGTTTCGAAGATCGAGTCTAAGCACGTTGTAAGTACCACTTGGATCAATGAATGTATCAACTGCTGATTCAGTTGCATTACCTCCGCCACCACTCTGAGTGTTCGTTCTGGCATCAGCTTGTGCAACAGAAGTAGAAGTGGTTGAAGCAGTAACATTCAGATTATTAGTGTTTGTAGCAGGAAGATTAGAGTAGTAGGCAAGAGTAATTGCGCCTGCTGCTCTCGAAGTTCCATCAGTGTTTTCAATTACAAATCGTTTTTGTCCAGCAATATTAGAGATGATGCGGTTTTGTGCCGTAACATCAGTTGCCGCTTCATCGAGACCAGCATCATAATAAAAATCGAATGTCATAATGCCGTTTTCGTCGCTTCGAAGACCAGTAGTATTCGTCGTTGACGTTCTTACTTGTGAACACTTCGAAGTTCTGTTTTCTCCATCAAACGTAAACGTATGATTTGTATTCGGCTTCAAGCCAGATACAGAAATTACAAACTTCTGAGAATCAGCGATGTATTGTTGATCAAATCCTCTGTCGAAGTCGAAATAATTAAACATCGAATTGGTAATTGTGAATGAACTCGGGTTTATGTTATGTACAGCGCCCGTATATTCAAACGTATTTGGATTCGCTACCGTAATTGTCGAAGTTGTTACAGAATCTGTAGGATATTGTAGAAGATAACCATAAGTTCCTGTTCTACCTTGTCCACCAAATAGACCACCGCGTTTCTTACCCTTGTATATTCTCACTTTTGCATATTGGCCTGCAGCAGGATCATGCGTCCATGTGATCTTAAATTGATCTTCAAGGAAAGTACCAGAATCGATACCGGTTGGATATGACTTACGCTCTATGCTTCCAACATGCTCGACTCCGCGACCATCATTCAGTTGATTTATTTGATAGAGTCTGGCAATATCAGCGCTAGTAATAGAAGCTGCTGATGCAGAAGTTTGTGTGGCTGTCCATGGACCATTTTCTGAAGCTCCTTGATAGACAGTTGCCGAAATGGCATTGTCGCGAGAAACTACATAAAGTTCTGCTGGTCCAGAAAGACTGCTGAATCGATAAACGAATTCTTCGAACACTGTACCAGAATCCGAAACGCTCGTGCTTCTTTCTCTTGCTACTGTTGATTCTATTCTTTGAGTAACAGTAGTAACAACCACATTTCCAGTTGTATTTGCAGCAGTATTTGCAGCAGTATTTGCAACTGGAAGAGGGCCTGCAGTCGCGACGCTCTGTTCTCCAATCACAAACTCGTTATATGGAAGTGTCAGAATGCCATCTTCTTGTCCTGTGCCATCTGGCTTAAACTGAAGATTTAACTCTCTCAGATATGGACCAAGCTGGTCGTTTTTAATAGTAGCATAAAATTCTGGGCTTCCGATGTCTGCATAAACATAGTCGGTGAAAGGATCTACGAAGAATCCAAACTTAAATCTATCAAGAGCCGCATCTAAACCACTCGGAATAAATCTTGATTTTGCCAAAGCTTCAGCAAGAGTAAACGATACGTAATATTCCAGATCTTTAATTCTTCTATCAAGGCTACCGATATCAGCCATCGTATAACGACGTTGCTGAATGCGAGTTCTTTGAGAAGCGCTGATTGAAGGCTTAATAGTATAGGTGCTCTTTCTTTTTCCAGAAATGGCGCTCGTCACCTTTGTATCTGTGATAGCAATCATCTCAGCAGAAAGCACTTCTGGAAGAGAAGGATATGGCGGAATGTTGTATATTTGTAGAGTAAGCGAGCTATCTTGTGCCGGTGGAAGAACAGGAGAAATGCCTGGTTCGCCGTTTTTGATTTCAAAACCACCTATCGAATTGATAATAACTCGATCAACTCTTCCAAGATAAGAACTTACATTTGCAGACAATGTAGAGTTAGGCACAGGGAAAAATGCGCTAGCCGAAGAGAAGTAGTTTGTATTCGAAGGAAGCGTAGGATTGATAATCGACGCAGCGTTTGCACCAGCCGCAACTGAAGAAATATCAGTCACATAGTTAATTGTATTTGCAGCCGATGGACGAAGATCTACACAATCTCTTACGTCATAATAAATTCCAGTTTTTCCTTGAAATTCTGGAAGTTCCATCGTGTTAATGCTTGTATCGCTGACAAGCGAAGCAAGATTTGCACTGTCGTTAATGGTATAGGAAGAGATCGTCTTGACACCTGATGCAGATTGAAACGCATCAAACTTTACAAGAAGAATATCATTCGCAGCAAGCGAATCGTATCTTGGCTTTCTGACAAGCTTCGAAATATCAAGGAAATCTTCATTTTGTCCGCTGTCAATATAAAACTGATTCGTAACGTCTGTAACACCGAATGTATTCTCGGTGAAGTACATCGTATTGCCAGTAAACTTATGCGCAGAAGTACTGTTTGAAGTCAGTGTAAGATTTGCTCCACCGCGAGTAGCAGAGAGTGCGAATCCAGATGTATTTGCATATACGGCAAAGTATGTGGTAGCATTTGCAAGGCCGCCGAGTACTCCGACACCTGCAGCATTCGAATATAGAAGAGAATCACCATTCGCGAATGGGTTATTCGTGATAGTAATAAACGCGTTAGCGGTTCCTGATCCTGTAATATCTGTGGCTACGTTAAACGTAATATCTTGAGCAGTCGCGTCTTTCTTGTATACTCCACGAAGGCGATATACGTCAGATACACCGAGCGGCCATGGTCCTTGAATACCTGCGCTGTTGTTATTTGCAATACGAATTCTTGCATAGTTGCCACGATTTGACGTCTTCGCCGCTGAGCTTACATTGTTTCTTTGCGCATTATAGACAACCGAAACAGGCATCGAAGCGGCGGCATTTGAAGTAGCATTCGCGACATTATTACCGAAGTAGATCGTCATGACTTGACTGTTCGAACTATCAACGTTCGCCCACTTCGTAGCTTTGTTTGTCAGTGAGATCGGAATATTTTGTGGATAATAAAGAGTAATGCTACCACCAGAATATGTTTTTCCTGGAGCAGTGGCGAGAGTCATCAAGGTGCTGTTTGCAATTGATGCGATTTGGGCCACAGCCGTATTTCCAGCCGTAGAATTTGCAAGAAGAACATAATCTCCAGGAGAAAATTGTGTAGTAAATAATGAACCAGTTCCTACAACATTAGCAGTCGTATTATTAGCAGTACTAATAGTGCCTGTTGCGGTTATCTGAGACTTGAAGTTACCATTAGGAATTACAATCAAATCGCGTTTCTCAGAAGTATTCAGCTCTTCTGTATACGGGAAATATTCATTTGATGAAAGATTTAAAACAACATAACCGTCAGAATTAGAAGTTTCAGTTGTGTTAATGGTTCTGTATTGATATGTGATGTTAGAAACATTCGACGTAGCATTCTTTAACTTGAAAAGAAGCGATGAGTCTGAAGTATCTCGAAGTACTGCTCCAAGAGTAGCATCAATTACTACGTCAGCAATTGCTTTATTGCCACTGCTATAGTAGATGCTTCTTACGTCCTTAGTATTTGAACCGCCGTTCATCTTAATGTCAAAGAGATACATTCTGTATACGGCATTCGCATTACCGACATCTCCGCTCTGATAAGCAAAAGTACGAAGTCTTGCAGTACCAATCTTCGTTCCTACCGGGGAAATTGTAGTCGATCCAGTACTAATATAATTTGCAGGAGATCCATAAAGATCTACTTGACCACCAATGTCAAAGTTGAACGAACCGGCAAGTTCGTCGACTTCGAAGTAGTTACCGTAACCGAGACGAGTTTGCGAAGCAGGATCATTTAGCTTCGTCGTACCCTTATTCATGTTTTGCTTATAGTTGTCGATAGTTTCAATACGAATACCATTGATATAAGCTTTACCCGGATCAATGTTCATCTTCACAAGACTTGCAGTATCTGAGAACGTTCCAGAATCTTTCGTCAGTGTAAGGAACTGATCGATGACATAGTTGCCAGATTCTTCGTAAGTTCTTGCTGCGAGTTGACGGCCAATGACATTATAGACAGTGTCTTGATTTACACGATACGGACGACCGTCTGTGAACTCGATGATTGGAAGGAATTCTGAGTTTGCATCGGCTTCGGCTTTTGTCAGTACGCTGATGACTGGTGTCAACTTCAGACGATCTGCGCCAGGAGCAGCAAAGTTGAAAGTACCGGTGGCATTGTCAAGAAGCGACTGATCTTGATTTGAGTTAACAATGCTTTCATTTGTATAGAAACCAACAGACTTATCAAAGCCAGTATTCGAATACTTGTTTACAACCTCGAACTGAGAAGCAACTCTCGAGAAGAAACCCTTCTGATAGATTGTGCCTTCGCCGATCGTAACACCATAACCAGTTCCGATAGGAACGGTTGTTGCGTTTGCCACTTGAATCGTAGCAAGGAATGTTTCTGCTGCGAGCTCAAGCTCGCCTAATTCGGTGGCAGTAAATGTAGAAGTGGTCGAGTTATTTGCGATGGTAACATGTGGCTCTACGTAGTAACCTGAACCTTGTCCAATGATCTGAACAGCTGTGACTTTACCTAGACTGTCTGTTGTAAGTGAACCAACTGCACCCGAACCAACAATTGCAACTACGTTCGCAGATACACCAGATCCGAAATTACGAATCTGCTCGCCAGCTGCAAATCGGAACTTAATCGTATTTGCAGAAATAAGATCAGGATATTCTGGTCTCACCTTCAAGATAAGAGCAGAGCTATTAGCAGTTGTATTCGCTTCGATAATCACGGCATTTGCAACGCCGTTCTGAATTACAGATCCGGCCACAAAGCTTGCAGCAGCTGCAGCACCACCTGTACTATTTTGTACAGCAAGTGCCGACATCACTACAACCGTGTCGCTATTACTAAACTTCGAAGCGCCATCGTTTACTTTGATATTGAAGATAGGATAAGACTTATTGAAAACCGTAAGAGTTTCATCTGCTGCAAAAGAATCTGTTTCGAAATCTGTTCCTGAACTGATGTAGTTCACAAACAGCGTGTTCAAATCTGGTGAACGAGATTGCAGACCAGCGGTCGTCTTTACAATGTATGCTTCGACATTTGCGGCGTTCTTGACATATAGGTTGTTATAAAGAGTGACATCGACTTGTAGACCATCGGTCGTTAGATCGTTGATCTTGATATAAGGAACTTTATCATGCTTAGTAATCGTACAACCATCGATGATTGTGCCACGCTTAAATACGTTGTCACCAAACTTCTCAATTTGATTTTGCAAGATTGACTGGAGCTGGTTAAGCTCACGGGCTTGGACTGCGACACCGGGCTGGAACAAGACTTTATAAAAGTCCTTCTTGACGTCGAAGTCATCAAAATAAGGAGATACGTTTAGGTTGGTTTCCAGAGCCATTTAATTAAAACTCCAATACTATCTTTATAATTTCTGATTTGTTATCGTTACGAGCGATAGGATCAAGATTCTCTAAGTAAAGAACCTCGCCGCTACCGACTACAAAGTCTCCATTGTATTTATTCAATAATGGGGAAAGCTCTGCAGAAGATACTACTCCTGCGATATCTATGACTCCACGCGCATCAAGGTTAAAGATGCCTGATTTATTACTAATCCACAATATATCAGAAGCGCCGTCGATCTCATCGAGATGGTGGACTCTGCCGCGCGGCTGCGCATATGAAATCAGACTTTCTTGCTTAATCTCTTCGTCTTCGAGGAACGGTACTCCGCCGGTGCTAAATGTGCCAATCAATCGAGTTAGCTGGCGAGAGTAGTTGAATGAACTCGCTACTCTGTCGTTGATTTCAATCGTTCCAGTAATAGATGCTGTCGTACCCGACACAGGAACTACGGTGTCTCCTGACATACCACCAACACCGATGATACGACTTCCAGAAGTAAATACTCCTGCAACATTTGACAATTCAATTTGACTTGATCCAGAGAACGATACGATGCCGCTCGCTTCTACGACGATAGCTGACACTTCACAATCTTCTGCCGTAAACGAGCTGTTGGTATTTGCAGTCGTAATACGATAGTCTTGTGGAACGTTGGCTACTGTCGAGATATAGTTGTTCGAACCGTCTGTGACAAGAACATAGTCGCCAACTTCAAAGGCATCTTTGTAAGTAGGAGCATCTGGATTTCTAAGAGCTACAGTAATAACTCCGTTCGATCCTGATACACTTGCATCTCCGTTGATCGTAACGAGAGGAGCTGAAGTATATCCAGAACCTGCGTTAGTAATTGTAACAGATGTAATAACTCCTGAACCGTTATTTGCGAATGTGCCTGCTGCACCTGTTCCATCAGTTCCAGAATTGTTAAAGACGAGTTGATTATTCGCAGTGCTATTGTATCCTGTTCCACCACTTACAATAGTAGCAGTAGTCGAAAGAAGGCCGAAGTCTGTCTTTTCAATCGTCGTGCTAGCTGCTGTAATTGAAACGTTGCCGTGCAGCTTTAACTTTCTATATTGATAGACTTTCTCACCAACAGAAAAACCTGGTCCAATTACATTGTTGATATTCATATCGACCTTTGTAAAGGTCGGATTCTTAATTACTCCGACTTGTCGAAAATCATTTTCTGTTGAAATGATACCGCTCTCGCTGTTATTAAACTTGGCGCTGATGCATATTCTTTTTGCAAAGAGTTCATTGTAAGGATCTGAGCCATGGCCATTCTTTGGAGAAATAATTGGACGCAATGATGCTGGTGCAAAGTACGTAGAGCTTGATACGACCGGTGGAAGCTGAATAAATGTTTCGTCGAAAATAGATGGAGGAATAGTAATAGGCTGTTCAGAAACATATGATTCAGCCTTTCGATAGTTTTCTCCTACCGCTAGCAATTCGACTCTATTCACGGAATTTGTAGATGCCGCATCGATATATACAATTCCTTCTGCGGGAGTCGATTCTTCGCCATCTCCCCAAACGAATGCATATGGATATACTTCATAAGTATCTCCAGCAGAAGGAGTATTAATAAACGAGGAATCAAGAATAAATTTCTTCTGTGCAGAAGTGCCTTCATAGTTAACGATTCTTCGATACTCACCGATAGCAAGACCCGAAGTCATCTTCATGACACAACCTTGATAGTAGTCATCGATCGATACTGCAGTTGCTGGTGCACCATAAAATGTAGGAATACCTTGTACGGTGATATCGGCTGTTAAGAGTGTGGCACTGGCAATATAGTTGTCATAACCTGCACCAGGATCTTCTACCTTAATGACTTCAATCGTTCCTCGAGTAGCGCCATCAATGACCGAGGTGTTGGCAATGATAGGAACGTATTGCGAAGTAGCAAACTTTTCATACTGAGATTTTGTGATGGTGTACATGTATTTCCATACATATCCGTCACCTGTTTCGACAGGATTGAGATCGGCGGCACTACCTACACGAGAAGGTGCAACAGTCGAATTTACATTGATAGTATCAGTGCTTTTGTTGAACAAGCACTTCCAAACGTTGTACTCTGTATCGTCGTCGACAGTGATAAAGAAGTTCTTGGTTTCAAGATCGCCGTCAAGATGATCATACATCGCATAGTGTGTGTTTGATTCCCACAGATTCTTTTTCGCCATATGAACTACATCATCAGAAGAAATTCTCTTCGCGAAGATCATATTGTCATAGACGTTCGTGTCTGTATCACGAATGCTATTATTCGGAACAGGAATAATCGTGTCGCTGTTAGCATAAGGAATATGACGAGCGGCATACACAAAGTAATCATTGTTAGCAAAGCTATTCATGAAGTTTGCAGCTGCCGCTACATTAAAACTACTCGTAATGAGTTTTTGAGTTACTGCCATTTATTCCTCTATCGTCTTTGTCAAGAAGTGACCAGCGTTAATATCTCCGCTAGTGCTACCATTCGCTGTTATATTTATAGGACTTCCATTCGCGGTTAACGATAGTTTCACCGTATTTGGAGTAGTATTTACAATATAATAATTTTGATTATTTGCAAGTTTTTCAATTCTTAGAATGTGCGTTTCTGCCGTTGAGTTAGAATAAATGCTAACCGCTTTACCGATAGAGTTCGCAAGCTTTATTGAAGTAGCGTTTGCGCTTCGAATGAAGTATTCACTGCCTTCTGCAAGACCAACAGCAGTAGATCCACCATTCTTTGTATACTTAACAACATCACCTATTCTAAACAGATTGTTTGCTACGCTAATAGTATTTGAAGTAATTGCATTTGTTACAAACGATAGAGACACGTTTGCTTGCACAGCCGTATTCGATGTGGTGTAAAGAACCAAGTCGCCATTTGCAAACGGATTAATAACCTTCGTCAATGTATGCAATGCCAGTGTGTTACTGATTGCAACAGTATTGAGATTCAGAGCATCTCCACCTCTTGTTTCAGAGATCTTGATGCCTGTCGTATTTGCGAACACTACGTAATAGTATTCGTTATTTGATAGGCTCGAAGAAGTTCCTACACCAAGTGTTTGTGCTTCTGACGTAGTATATTGTAAATAATCATGTACATTTAGTGGGAATGTGGTATAATAAGGATTAGTCCCTAACGATATCAGATCAGTATCATTGTTGACATCCATTACCTTAAACTTGAAACTGACATCTTCGAAGTCGGTCTGAATAGTATCATTCACAGTCGAAACGTCGTCATTCGAGTTAAATTGGATTTCTTGCCCAGTAGAAATGCTTGTCAAAGCGAGTGCGGCATTCGATTCTTCTACGATCAATGCAGATCCAAAGAACTTCGTTCCAGCCATATGCATGACTTTCTTGAACATGTCAGAATATCTATCTACCGAGATTTTCGAAAGAATCTCATAAGAATACTCTTGGTAATAGTCTCCGTCGTGCACGTAGATATCGTCAGACAAGAATCCCTTCGAGCTTCTGTAATATCCGATTCCAATGCCATGACCGG